CGTAACTCTGATTTCCGGTGATTTCCTTATAACTCGGCGTTTTGGTGGCTCAACCTTCTTTTGTGCGTTTCTAGCCAAAATATTCTTTGCCTTTTGAATTCCCGACGCTGACGCGACCTTCTTTGTGCCTGGTTTCACAACTGGAGCCGGTTTAGCTATAGGTTTCGCCCTTGGTATGAATACGAGTGGGTCTACCTTCTTTTTAATAGCCGATGACTTGTAAGGTAAGAAATATGCATCCGAAAATATTTGTTCAAACGTGGGTAGAATGGAGTGATCCACACCAAAACGCAGTCTGAAATTTTGAATTTTTGTTGTTTCACCACCCAAATATTCGGGTGGTAAGATGCGCGTAATAAATTGAATTGTCTCATTCACTGAATTCACATTTTTTAGCTTCTCTTTTTCAAGTTCATTCTTTAGGTTTTTTAATTGCTTGTTCAGGTTTTCTTTATTTTTTTGTTTTTCTAATTTTTTTATTTGCACTTTTTGTTTTTCTAATTTTTTTATTTGCACTTTTAGTTTTTCTACTTTATTTTTTATTCCTGAACATAATAAGAAGAGTGCATTTAAAAAGAGGTGTGTATCGTACATGAAGTGTGATTTTGGATCTATACCCCATTCTTTTCGTAAACCACCGATGCTTGGATTTATGATATTTTTCATGGTAGAAAGACCATAGTCGTTCAAAAGTAATTTGAGTCCTACGTCTTCTACATTAAGTGTCATATTACCCACTTTATACGATTCGGTTTTGAGTGTGGGTACGTCTACATTTACCAAAACATTCTTTGCATGCAAATCGTTGTGTCTAAAAGATGGATACTTTTCGTGTAGTCTATAAAGATTGTATAGCATTTGTGTTACGATGACTCTAAAATGAATGGGTCTTAACTTGGTTATATTTTTATATATGTAGTCTTCGAGTGTACCACCATTTACATATTCACTGTACATGATGTGCTTGCCTTTACAGTTTTCTTGGGCATACACCTTGGTTCCACCAAATTTACTCACGAGTTTTCCTATTCTAAATTCTCTTCCAAGTGGGGACGTTTGTATTTTTATGGCGATGTCTTTTTTACACTGATTATCCACACACCCAAAAAATACTTCACCATATTCACCTTCTCCTATTTTTTTAGTTCCTATACGCGTTTGCGACGCCTTTTTAACGGAGAAAGTTGATGTACTGTTATTGTTAATTGTGTAAAATATCTTATCTGGATTACAACCTATTTTTCTTATTGCTTCGGTGATTTCCTTGCTTATGGCCTCATGATCTTTAGGGGTTCTAGCCTTACCAACCTTACCCCTGATGACCCTGAGATTTCGCATATGCTGTTCCACCTGCATTTAATGTATTACTAGATTTTATTCGTCGACCTCAACTTCTTCTTCGTAGTACTCATCCTCCGCACCTTCATCGCCGTTTGTCGCGGGAGTATCAACCCCTTGGAACGCAAACGAAGGAAGCTTCGTAGATTGCTCGAACAATGCTTGAGACAATCGAAGACTGACACCAAACTTGTTATCGATAAACCAGATTTGAGTAACATTGACAATGCACATACAACGTTGACCCTTTTCAATATTGTCGATGGGAACAGACTCCTTCTTTGGGTTATACGCTTCAGCCATGAATTCACCCGTTGGCTTGGTCATAACCTTCAACTTTACAGTATCAGGGTATTCATCCTTACCGGGACGAACAAGTGGTTTGTACAAGGCCTCCTTCATAACTTCAGGATTGTACACCTTTCCGAGCCACTCCTTAGAGTTTGCCGCGACCGTTTCAATGATACGCGCATCAAGCTCCTTGAGCTTTTTGGCGAGTTCAACGGCTTGCTCGTTGTCCGGATCAATGGACAAATCGAGCGAATACGACGTCTTGTTAGTCGTCTCGTCGGTAAAGGCACTGAGACCATAAGGGCTTCGCATAAATGGAAGTTGCAAGTAAAGCTTGCCCTTACCATCGGCCGTATTAATGTAAACTGTCTTGCCACCATTCTTGTTCTTCTTCATTTTACTGAAGACAACAGAGGATGGTTCGAAATTTTGTGCGAGTTGAATCATGTTAGAGGACGACATCTTTGTATATCCTATAGTGGCACACAAACTTTAAGCACGTTATTTTTTTCTACGTTTATTGTAATATATCATCATGGGTTTCTTCAAGGATTGTGGTTGTGGTTGCAATGGCGCCAAGGCTCAACAAAAGTTTGTAATTTCTTTCATGTCAGCACTCGTATTCTTCATCATCGCGAACCCAGATACATTCAGGGCGACGCGTTCTATCTTCGGCTCGTGGATCTCTAGTCCAACTGGATGTCCAAGCATGCGCGGTCTCGCGTTCCACACAGTGGTGTTCATGCTCGTTACATGGGCTATGATGAACATAAAGAAGGAGGGGTATGCCATCGCGGAGGATGTAGTCATGGAGACAATCGGGCCATCCCCAGAAGAGATTGTAACTCCCCCACCAAAGATGGTTGACATGCCCACACCTCTCCCAGGTTTTGCGGAAGACCAATTTCAAATGTTTGATAGTGGTATCGATCTCGCACCACTCGATGTGATGGGTGAAGAAATCGATAAGCCCATCGTTATGAAAGTGCGGGTTCAAAAGCAAGTGAGCTGCGGTTGCGATGACGGGAGTCAAGTGGTCATAAAATCCAACTAAATAACATACATAACACATGTGTCATACACGACATAATAAACGAGTTCCGTTTATTATGTTGAGTTGTTTTCAACACATACACACACTTAGAAATCTTCATCAAATTCTATTTCACATGGGTCTTCATCCATTTTACCGTAATCCCCCACACGCTTTTCAAAGAAGTTTGTTTTTCCATCCAAACTGATGTTTTCCATAAATTCGAATGGGTTCGTTGAATTCCAGATCTTCTTTTGACCAACTTGGTTCATGAGTCTATCCGATACATACTCGATGTATTGAGTCATCTTTTCAGAATTCATACCGATGAGACTACAAGGCAATGCATCCGTGATAAATTCCTTTTCAATCGTGACGGCTTCTTCAATAATCTGTTTAATCGTGTCGGCACTTGGTTTGAATTTGAGCATATTAAATAATTCGACTGCAAATTGCAGGTGAAGACCTTCATCCCGGCTAATCAATTCATTACTGAAACACAGCCCTGGAAGTAAACCACGCTTTTTAAGCCAGAATATGGCACAGAAACTACCCGAGAAGAAGATACCTTCTACACACGCAAACGCGAGTAGTCTTTCGGCAAATGGCCTCGATGTATCAAACCATTTCATAGCCCACCGAGCCTTGCGTTCGATACATGGGATGCGCTGAATGGCTTCAAACAGTTCCTTCTTTTCACTAGAACTCTTAATATACTTATCAATCAACTTTGAATATGTTTCACCGTGTACCATTTCATTGTGACTTTGGTATGCGTAAAACGAGCGAGCTTCTGGGTACTGTACTTCATCTGCAAAATTATTATTGATGTTTTCAAATACAATACCATCAGAACCAGCAAAGAATGCAAGAATCATTTTAATAAAATGTTGTTCGTTTTCACTTAATTTGTTCCAATCGTCCATATCACGCGACAAATCCACTTCTTCGGCCGTCCAATTAGACATTTGTGCCTGCTTGTATAATGTCCACAAGTTTTCGTGTTGAATAGGAAACACGGTGAATCTGTTGAGGGTTGGTAATAACATTGGTTCGATGTCTTCGATGTAATCTTGGAATTCAAAGAATGATCCAATGTGTACATCATTAACGAAAATTTGAGGATACCCATTGACACTCTTTTTGCATTTTTGTATGAGTTCACTCGGCTCTATATTTTGTTTCGTGTAATCCAATCCAAGGTCTTTACAAAGTTGCTCTGTGCTACTACAAAGTTTGCAGCCATCTTTCGAGAAAATTTCAACCCTCATGCGTGTGTTATTACTTGAAAATATTTTTGTTCCAAAACTTTAAGAATGATAAATTTTTCAGAGATCCAGCCTGGTGATCTAATACGAGTGTTGTTAAATATAGATGATGTTGATGATGAGATATACGCTATAACAAAGGAGAACAGAGACGACTACCTCATCGTCAATTATTACCTTGAAACATCATTTGTTTACAAGGGTGCACGTGTATATGAACTTGATGATAATGAAGAACTTGTACAACAGGAAAACTTATGCGAACATTTCCCAGAAGGTGAATCTATATTTAAGCGTGTTGATGATATGTTGTATTGTATAGATGACGAGATTGAAAGTGACATCGAAAGTGTATTCATCGATGAATCGGATGAAGAAAGTGATCTCGAAGGTTTCATTGTTCCAGACGATGAAATCGACGGGGAGGTTATACCCCCAGTAGGTCACAAAGAAATAGACCAAGAGTGGGCTGACTGGGAACCAAGAAGCCCTGGTTCAAGAAGATTCAAGGAACTCGTTGATTCAATTGAGGGGTTTGCACGGATGCACGCGGATAATTTGAATTTTTGAGCGCCTAAGTGCGGAATTTCCGTTTCTAAAAAACAAATCAAAAACGTATGGAAGGATTGGCTGCTATTTGGTCGGACGTCGACCGTTTATTGAATAAACCTAATGTAAAAAAGTCAATCAATACGCATATATGTATAGAATGTAACGGAGTAAAAGTATTCACGAAAGAAGGAATGCCAGTGTGTTCACAGTGTGGACTAACACAGCAACATTACGTGGATGATAGTCCGGAGTGGACTAGTGGACTCAGTGAAGATGGTCGAGTGAATGATCCATCTAGATGTGGAAACCCTAACCCAAATCCGGAATTATTTTCGGATGCATGGGGAAAGGGTACTATTATATCAACACAACATACGTCTACTTATGAAAATAAGAGGATGGCAAAGATAAACTTTCATCAATCAATGAATCACACAGATAGGTCTCTATTTCATGCATACAAGGATATTGACGAAGCATGTCATCTTTTACCTGACAGTGTTCTTAAGGATGCCAAAATGATGTATAGAAAATTTAACGTAGAAAAATTGACTCGTGGTGCGGTGCGCTCGGGTATAAAAGCAAATTGTGTGTTATACGCGTGTAGGTTATCTAGTATCCCTAGAACTACAAAGGAGATTGCAGATATGTTTGGTATTCAGAGTAAGGATATAAGTCGAACAACACAGATGTTTAAAGATACATTATTGGGTAAGACGGAGAAGAATTATGTAACCAAACCATTTAATGTGATGCAGCGTCTATTGAACTCATTTGAGATTACACGAGAGGAAAGACTTGAATGTAATAAGATGTGTGGTAGACTTGAAGAGTGTGCAGAACTCATGAGTAAGACACCAAATAGCGTGGCGTCTGTTATCATATACATAGTGTTAGGTGGCCAGGTATCAAAGAACGATATCAGTAGTAGATGCTCGGTGTCTATACCCACAATTAACAAGATAGAAACTATAATTAAACGATACTTAGAGGAATAATTGTAATATATTGTATCATGGTGAAAGTATTCTTATCCACCCCATGCTATGGAGGTTTATGTCTCGAGAAATACATGACGAGCATCATAAAGCTTCAACTCAGATTGATTAAAGAGGGTATTCAGCTTATGATAGATACCACTGAAAATGAAAGTCTCGTACATAGAGCACGTAATGTGGCTATAGGACGGTTCATGCAAAAGACAGATGCCGAATATTTCATGTTCATTGACGCAGATATTGATTTTGATGCCGAATCCGTTGTTCGGTTAATAAAATCGGGACATGATGTGTCGGTTGCAGTGTATCCCAAAAAGGTGGTCATGTGGGACCAAGCGAAGACCGCGGTAGAAAATGGAGATGAAAGAAACATGGCGATGTTGTCGTCAAGTTTGGTGGCCAATATTGGCGCACATCGTCGGTCGGTTGAAAATGGATTCGTTGAAGTACTTGATGGGCCGACCGGTTTCATGGTTATCTCACGTGGCGCACTTGAAAAGATGCATGACCATTACAAGGAATTGAATTGTAAGAATGACCATCAAAATCGGGACTTTGATGAATACTGTGCGGTATTTGACTGTATGATTGACCCAGAATCCCGTAGATACTTATCCGAGGATTATGCGTTCTGTCGTCGATGGCAACAGATTGGTGGTAAGATTTATGCAGACGTACAAACAACACTTGGACATGTTGGTAATTTGCCATTTAGTGGTTGTATGAATGAGAGGCTTAAGGCTTAGACGTATATATTGAGTAATGAAGTTGGCTACTATTATTGTGACGCGTAGTAAATCATGTCATGTGAAGACGCTTCACACGGTACTTCGGTTAAATCTCATGTGTATTCAAGCTGGTGATGTTCAGAATGAAGTTGTGTACGTTGATGACGACCCATATAACAAATCGGAAATAATTCAAAAATATATGAAGACGGCTGATAGAATATTGTTTATTGACTTTGGAATAAGTATGGATGATGGTTCTCTTAAGAAGGTATTCGAACCAAATGAGGGTATCGGATGTCTCGTGTTTCCGGGTGTATTGGAAGGTATTGATTGGCCTTTGTTCAAGTCAAAGGTCCAAGATGGTACACTCGAACCGGTAGAACAGATTGGCCTTCATTTCGATACAGATGTTGGTAACCGCGTTTCAGACGATGTATATCAAGTGAAGACATCATCTGCTAGATGTTGGGTTATGATGTGTAAGAACACACTGAAGTGTGTACGAGATAAGAGAACACACGATTGCCGGGTCCCACCCCGAATGGAACAGATGTTTTCAAAATTCAAAGAGCTTGGTGTCAAAATTCATGCGTATACAGCAGCTAAGTTGGTGATGACATACAGTCATGAATGTATCAGTAACCTGTTGAATGCAGCTGGCATTAAAGCTAATTAAAGATTAAAATTAAAACATTAAACATATGTCACGAGTATCTGTAAATAGAGATGACCCACTTTACAAATACGCGATTAAATACATGGAGACTACATGGGGTGTGAATAGACGTTTTCCGGGATGCCAACCTGTGTCCATCGAGTACAAACACTTTGACATTCTTCGTAAAAATGAATATGTTGTCTGTGAAAAAACAGATGGAACCCGTTTCATGATGTTATCATTCATGTATGAAAATACAAAGGTGAGTGTATTTGTGAACAGAGCGCTCGATATGTATCTGTGTAACTTGAATTTTAGAAGACCTATATACAATGGAACTATATTGGAGGGTGAAATGTATGGCGATACATTCATGATATACGATTGTCTCATTGATTCAGGTACACCAATTGGTCACGAAGATTTCATCACGCGGTTGAAACACTGTGAAAACGTGAGTAAGAAATTACTCTCGTTAAAAACAGATGAAATAAAGTTGAGAGTCAAAACGTTTCATCTCCTAACAGATTTTGATTCTTTTCTCAATGAATATCTACCTACAGTTACACAAGATATCGATGGACTTGTGTTTACACCCATATTTTGTCCAATTAAAATAGGAACACATGAAACTATGTTCAAATGGAAACCAAAGAATAAAAATACAATTGATTTTCAGATGAAGAAGGTGAATGATGAATGGCGTCTATATGTACAAGACAAGGGTGAACTCATTTTTGAATCTATTATTCCACCAAATATGATGGACGAATCACAATTTTATCAAAATGCGATAGTTGAATGTGAATATGTGACTGACAGTGTACCAATGTGGTGGAGACCAATTAAATTTAGAACCGATAAGACATATGCAAATAGTAGGCGCACATTCTATAGAACGCTCGTGAATATCAAAGAAGATATACAAATCACGGACTTTTTAAAATGTATGTAATGATATAATACCCATCTACATTATCTGGACTCGTTTCGTATATATGCTCGTCATCGTGCCCAACCCATTTTTCTCCAAACTTTGCCCCGGATATATAATGCCCACCCCATTGAATACCTCGGTGTATGACATAAGATTGTAATTCGTATTTTAATTCGTCGTTGAATGTCAGTGTATCTTCTATAATAATTCGACTCTTCTTATCGAATGATACGAATAACACTTTAGGTAAAGTCTTAAATAATGTACGTGTGGTCGCGACATTATGTCTATTACCTTCATCATCTATATAATCTTCTAATGTATGCCATTTGGTGCTTTCGCGTATTAAATCGGATACTTTACATTCTGTTTTATTCACAGTCAATGTTTGTATACTAAATGGTGTGTCTATTGTATTTTTACCAATTGGTGATATAGTTATTTGATGTTTTTCACCATAAATGAGTTTCTTTATTTCCGGAAATGATTTTTCGAGTATGTCTATTATACAAAATAATGCATCCTGTGCATCGTGTGGTTCATGTAATTTAAAACGTGGAAATATACATCTGAATTCATCCATCAGTGGCGTTAGGTCGAAACACATGGGTTCTTGTACAGAAAAATAACGCTGTGTTAATTCTTGATACACATTTGAAAATTTACACACACCATTGTAGTCATTTTTGTATATATACTCTGATATCATGTGTACATGTAGTAAACATTGTATCGCAGCATTAAAATAACAAGTATTACCTAAGTTGGCAAAACCATGCATACTATTCTAAAGTTCTAAAAAAGGCTTAAGAGAAAGACGCACTTATAGTTAGAATACAATGGACGTGTCACACCTCTTTGAAAAGATAAAACCACTCTTCGACCAACACAAACTCACTAAAGATATTGAGTTTGAGTTTAGATTGGGTAAATTCAATTGTGGTACATTTGATACGGATGTTGGTAAAGCTACATTTGATAGTGTATTGGATGGACTGAAGCGATATACCGGATGGGAACGCATCGTGTCTGTGACCGAAGAAGTTTTCTACCGAGAACAGGATAATCTTCGTATCTCGATTGACACGAATACAAGTGACGAGACAATTGTACGAAAGGAACGGGTACACAATGAAGATTTTGATAAATTGAAAGATTCTCCTTTTGATGTCCGATTCAGTGTTTCAACAGAAACACCAATCGAGGATTATGACGGCGAAATGGATAAAAAGAAGATAAAATATAGACTTTCTTTCATTCGAAAGAATTTGTCTATAGACATGACCATCATAAACGGTGATATCGAAGACATGGATACCGAAGACCCAAATCGATATCAAATTGAATTTGAAATTATAGACCCAACGATTGTGAAGGATGACATTGAATTATTCAATATCGTTCATAAAATCAAGGATGTATTTAATATGTTGGATAGTATTAAGCAATGATTTGGATACTTGTAATATTGATCATAACGTTTTTCTTATTTGGCGCCAAATATACAGAAGATAACGTAGGTATCATGGGATATAAAACGAAGAATTTCCATATGTCTCATGGTATGTCGAAGAATATGTTCGAAAGCATGAAACAGGGTGGATTGAGCGATGAATCACTCAAAGAGTTTATCATGATGGAAGACCGCCTCTTAGAGGTGGAACGCAAGTCGGTATGTTCACAAACTGCACGCCAGTTTGAAGCCGTGGGTATTTCTGAACAGATAAAAAAGAGATTTCTCGGATATGATTTTTCATATCACTCAAAGCACATAAAACAGGCATCTGAACCCGAAAAACTTATAAATAGAAGTATCACGTGTTCTTAGAATATTCTAATTCTAAATTTTTTCTTTTCTTTTTAAAGTCAATTATGAATTTTTTTATTCGTTCTTCATTTGGTTCCTGTGCAATTACATATCTAACAACTTCGTCACCATATTTGCCATACTTCTTTATTGCTGCAGCTTCCTTGTAATTTTTAATTCTGGCATTTTTCCATGATTTTACTGTTTCTTTCTTAATAGAATCTGCACTCATCTTTTTCAATACACCCTTCTTGTTAGTGAGTCTCTTGTTATTGGATGCAGTATTAAGTGTATTTGATAACTCATTAACATCACGGTTTATGTTCATCACATTACCAAATTTCTTCATCCAGTTAGAACCATAGAGTTTAATTATGTCATTTTTAATACTATTTTTATTCAAACGACGTTTCTTTTCCACTTTTAAAATATTTAATTCTTCTTTTATAGCTTTATTTAAATTTCTCGCCATTTTGTTTTGATTTTTTTGTTTTTGTTTCAAATTTCTCGTCGTATTATTCTGTTTAAGTTTTAACTTTTCACATAATACCTTGATGGTATCCGTATCATTTACAGTTATTCCTTTATTCATAGCGAGTGCGACGAGTTCTTCTTTTTTATAGGATACACATGAATTATTACCCACCTTGAATGATGTGTTACCCAAATCAAGATTTTTGATCATGCCACATAATTTATCCTTTTTGTTCGTATCCTTCGCACCTACAACACCCATTTTCTTTGCCACGTCGAGAAGCGTTGCCTTTGTGAGAACTGCACACTTCTTTTTCCCTATGCGCATAGTTCCATCTGCATCGTACGTTACTTCGACTTTCTTTGGCGGTGACACACGTTTTGTTGTCTTTTTGGGTATCTTATAACAACACTCATCACCTTGTGGATTCTTTTTAGCTTGAAATCCAGTTTTACATGGTGGTCTTCTTTGTTTTGGACATGATGATACAGTTGGTTTCGCTGCAACGGAACGTCTACTTATCGCATTTGGTACATTCGTGGTTAATTTTATTTCACCTTTGGAAAGTAGCATCGAAAAGAAATCACTTGCGGTGTTGTATCCCGCATTAAGATGTGTTGGATTCCTTGCACCAGATATCTGAATTGCACCACTTTTTGCTATAATGTACTTATGGTCTTTGTATTTGACATACATCATTGGTGATAATTCGGGTTCGTAGTTTGACTGAAATCCATATCGAACACTTCTATCGTGTAATTGTGCGAGGTTTGAAAATACACCATTTATTCTAAATTGAGCACTTAAATTGTTATATACGAATGGGTTATACAAAAACATCTCACCTCGTGTATATTTTTTTACCATAAACCTACGGATGAGCTCTGGTTGCATTTCAATATCTTTACCCTTGCCAATAAATCCACTCGAAAATCGAATCTTACCATTCTTATAAAAGTTTGCCGTACCTCCAGTAGTCTCTGTGCCATTCGTGATTTTAAATTTAATTTGTACAGTAAAGAATTTTTCATTTATGTTCCCCTTCTTTCCATATTCTCTGGTATGTGAAAACCCAGTTTTAAAACGTCCATAGATACCCAATATTTCAGTCGTATCTATGAATAATCCTTCTCCAATTGCTGTTCGAGCGAGAGGTTTAGATTGTAAAATATATTTCAAATCGATGCGAGGCTCTGCACCAAATTCGTTGTTTATGGTTGCATTAAACATACCTGGATTAAGGCCACTAATTGATAATTTGCGCACGGGTGTATTTGTGTTCTCGTTGCTACTGTTATAAACAAATTGAGCGAATTCACCCATGTTTTGATTATTTATCATGGAGTTTTGTAATCTCCGTGGGAATGCCGGTGGGGACGAACGCTGAATTTGGACACCAGAAGATTGAATAAAATTCTGTAGAGATTGTGGTCGTTCCATTCTGTAATATATTGATATTTTAATTACAAGTCATCTTCTGTAGTAAGAAGTGAGTCGTTAACTATGTCTAAACCAAATACAAACGCCTGCATACTGAATGCAGAACCATTGTACATGGCTGTGTGCTGACGCACTTCGATGTCGCGCTGACTGAAAGGACCCGCGTAGAAGTCTTGATTGAATCGTGGTTTACCAAGGTTATTTGCGGTACAGTGTTCATTGAACTTTTCAACAAATATCTTTTGTGGGCAGCATAACTCTTTGCCATATTTGAGGTAAGGGGATTGCAAGAAGTTTTCGAGTGTACTCGATACCGTCGCAACCTGCTTTTGTACGTCTTTGAAATACTGTGGTACAACATTCCATATATCCTTATTCGAATACTTTTGTGAATATTCGAGGTATGCACGAATACATTTTTGTAAAATGATTGGAATTTCAGCTTCTAATTTCTTTTCGAGTGTTGGGTCTGCATCCTTGACCTGTTTACCGAAATTCCAAGTTAAAATACGACGAAGAACACTCCCAGAATTATCCTTCCAACTCGGGACTTCATTTCCACCAAGAATGCCGGGCACCTTCCATGTCATCGTTTTGGCTTTTTCGTGTTTTACTGCACATGATACCTGTTCACCAGATACAATCGACTGAAATTCAGCCTGTTCTAGTGAGATATCACCCTTAATCTCTGGTGATATAAATACAAACGCATCGTAAATTGACGAAAGACCAAATTTCTTCTCTACATTATTCGAAAGTGTTCTAACATCATCCACGTCGTAAAATAAGGCAAATACCTTCGTAATTAGTGTTGATTTACCCGACCGCGCGATACCTTTTAAAAACGGTATGACTTGCCACCCATCCATATCACCAACATCAAAACAAAGTCGGCCACCCATGATATACATCCACTTTGAAACTTCGGCATTAAACTTTTGGTAGTCCATAATTGATTGAAAAAATGGTGTTGGAATGTTTTCCCATGGTTCAGTGTCGGTAAAGTCTTCAAAATCCGTGTCAAAGTATTTGCAACTCACAATAGCTTGATCTAGATTTTTGAATTCCTTTGAATCATATGGGTGGAATTTAGTTTCATACAACCCCGTGCTCGCAGACCAGCTTTTACCGACGAAAATACCATTCTTAAATGACCACACGTGTCGATTACGTTTAATCTCTGGAAATTGCATATCATTGCAATTTGTCAAGTGTCTAATGACATCAGCATATGCCGAACCTCGACATGACAGATTTTTCCACAACTCAAATTCAGTTTCTTTTTGAGCGGCACTATATACATAGTCTTGAATGCGCTGTTCTTGCTTCCAAGCACGTGTATCGTGACCATCACTCGTTCTAATCTGTTTACAGCAATGTCCTTTGTATCTTTTGATGTTATTTTCATATAACTTTTTCAACATAGTCAAAATAGCTTGTTGATATGGAGACAACTCCTCGGTATTTGAAATAGTTGAACATCTAAAAATTGATGGGTCTGTTTCTGGATTTATAGGTATATATGTCGGATTATTGATTCTTTCATAAATACGTGTATGTCTAAACACAATCTGCCAGGCGTCATCAACCTGGTCAATCAATCTATTAATTCTTACCGAAATTTTCATATCATCACCATCATCGAGGTCGAGAATCTTCAGTGCATCTGCGCGATGATACATTTGTCCAAGTTGAAGATTCATTCTTTGATGTTTTGCAGATATACGTTCTATATCCACATTGTTACTTGGTAATCCAGAATCAGGATTCAACTCTGATACCGAAAAAAAATTTTTAAAACCCAGTTGAAAGGAAACGCCTTCATCGTCTCTCCTTTGAATATCCCACATGTCTTCCAATTGGGTCAAAAAGTTTATGAGTTGTTCGGGATTAAGACTTTGAATCAGATTAGACCACATCACCTGATTCGTCTCCTCTGGATTCGCATCTTGGTTTATGAAGTGTGTATCCATCATCTTTAGTCCCCTTTCATTACCTATGACTTATTTTTCTAAGCTTTTTTTTGGAGCTGAGCCAAAATTTTGATCATGATCCTGTTTTGCATTTCTATCTGATTCGAGATACTTACCAGGGCAGAGCAGACGGTATCACCATTTTCTGTCGTGAGAACCGAACCTAGGAGGGACCCCATATCAATAAATTCTTCCTCTTCCCCATCTTCAATGAATATTTCTTCGTCGTCACCTTCTTCAAATTCTTCATCTTCAAATTCTTCGTCTTCAAAATCTTCATCTTCTTCCTCCTCTGGATCTCGCATGGGTTGTTCTTGTTCGACTGACATTTAAAGTATACCAGGAAAAATCAAACTGGGTTTTTTCGCGAAATTATTTTCTCCGTATATAGTACAAAAACTCTCACAATGGCCGGTGGTCTCATGCAACTCGTCGCGTACGGTGCCCAAGACGTCTACTTGACGGGCAACCCAAAAGTCACTTTCTTCCAAGCGGTGTACAAGCGTCACACCAACTTCGCTATGGAAAACATCGAACAAACCGTTAACGGTACCCCAGGTAACAACGGCCGCGTGTCGGTTACCATCGCGCGTAACGGTGATCTCGTCGCCGACATGTACATCGAATCTACCGCTGGTGTCACTGCCGGTACCGATGATGCCTGGCTCGCGGAGCGCATGGTCAAGGACGTTGAATTGTCCATTGGTGGCCAACGCATCGACAAGCACTACCAAAAGTGGTGGCGTTTGTACTCTGAGCTCTACTTGGATGAGGCCAAGAAGAGCAACTACGGTAAGATGACCACCGCGGTCGAAGCCGGTAAGAAGATCTACTTGCCATTGATCTTCTTCTTCAACCGCAACCCAGGTTTGGCGTTGCCATTGATTGCCCTCCAATACCACGAAGTGCGTCTTGACTTCGACTTGTCGTCCACCTTCGAGTCTGTCACTGACAAGTCCTTCAAGGTGTGGGCTAACTACATCTACTTGGACACCGAAGAGCGTCGTCGCTTCGCCCAAAAGGGTCACGAGTACCTCATCGAACAAGTGCAACACACTGGCACCGACACCGTCACCCTCGGTTCGGAAGTCCAAAAGCGCTTGTCGTACAACCACCCAGTCAAGGAGTTGGTCTTCTGCCTCGATGATGGCACCGATGGCTGGGCTACCTCCGCGGGCTCCCCAGTCGTCACCGCGAACGTTCTCCGTTCGGCGACTGAATCCAACTGCTTCATCTCCAGCTCCTTCGCGGGTGCCCCCATGGTTGCGGTTGAAGGCGCGAACTTCTCCGAAGATGGCCAAGGTACCTTGGACACCTTCAAGCTCGTCCTCAACGGTCAAGACCGATTCAAGGAACAAGCCGGTAAGTACTTCAACCAAGTGCAACCATTCGTTCACCACTCCGGTTCCCCAGCGCCAGGTGTGTACGCGTACTCTTTCGCCCTCAAGCCAGAAGAGCACCAACCAACTGGTACCTGCAACTTCTCGCGCATCGATAACGCGCAAGTTGCCATCAAGGCTCGCGCCGATGCCTCGGGTAAGACTACCCTCCGCATGTTCGCGACCAACTACAACGTGTTGCGCATCCAATCCGGTATGGGCGGCCTTGCGTTCTCCAACTAAATTCGTTTTAGTATAAATATTAGAATTGTAATGTAAAAATAGTAAATATTAAGATACACCACGTATGTTAATATTTTAATCGATGTGTATAATAAACATAAAAATGGCAAGATCTGCCCAGGATGATAAGCGTTCTACAAACTGGGGTGTAATCATGCTCATGATCATATTAGTGTTATTGATGGGTGTAATCTCGTGGTTTGTATTTTTTGATAAAAAGGTGAATATGCGACAGAACACTATTATGACTAACATGGGTGGTCAATCTTTGAATTCCATGTCCATATCGAATAATAGTGCATATGGATTTAACAGTAGGTTATCGTAACCGCGTTTCAAAAAAAAGTTAAAGTTAAAAGCTCATATATTAATAAGTATGATTGAAGTGTACACAGACGGAAGTTGTTTAAATAATCCGGGTCCAGGTGGATGGGCCGCGAAGTGTTATAATCCCTTATTCGTGCTAGAAGGTGGTGCTCATACGAGCACGAATAATATTATGGAAATGACAGCTGTCGTTAAGACACTCGAAAAGTGTTTAGAGATGAATGAACTCGATGTTGTCATATATACAGACAGCAAGTATGTTAAGATGGGTCTCACCGAATGGTGTAAGAAATGGATGTCGAATGGGTGGTGTACAGCATCAGGTGGGTGCGTTAAAAACAAGGAACTGTGGGTGTCTATGGTTGAACTCATGGATTCAATGCATTCGGTTCATATAGAGTGGGTAAAGGCACACGCGTCAAATAACAAAAACAATGAAGTCGATCGTCTGGCCCGGCGCCAGGCACATATATTTTCTACATGACATATAATGGATATACACTGGTGTCCTAGAGAAGAACAACTTCTTGTCCGTTGGGCCGAAAAGGCTGCGGGATATAGATGGTTGCATAATCATGCGAGGATGTACTATAAATGGTTAAACGACGTGTTATCTTATCCGTGTATAATAATATCAAGTATCACGGGTGTTGGTGGATTCGCTGTATTGAATCCAAGTGAAGAAAACATGTCTCCAAATATGAAAAGGAATATTCTTATTTTTCAGTATACATTTGCATTTTTGAATGTAGTTGTTGGTATTTTGACGTCTATATCAAAATTCAATAACAGTGCAGGTATGATGGAAGC